GTTCTGCGAAGCGATTACTGCGTCCTGCGAACCTATTTCAATCTCTAGTTTGTCAGACATAAAAAATCCCCGCTTTAGCGGGGATTTTATCTTGGAGTAGCTGAAGGAGGCAAAGATTTTGACTTTGCCTCTGAAGATTTCAGTTCCTTATCTTGTCGTTTTGTAACTTCACTCAGCCATATTGAATCAATCCGTACCATCCAAGCATAGAAATCATCAAAGTCAAAATCGTGAAGTTGAAACGCATCGTAATAGGCACGAATCGCCCCTGTATGCAAGGGTGCGGGGCCGCCAGCCGTATAGCGCCTGTCCCTGGACAAGGCGCTGAACTCCTCAGCAAGCCATTGTTGCCTCTGCGTCAGTATGGGCCGACGCTCAAGAGCTGGCGGAACGGTGCCCGTCTGCTCTTGCATATCCAGCAGCATTTCAAGTTTGTCACCCCACTCGAAATGCCACTGGAAATGCTTTACAAATTTTCTGCGTCTTCCTCGTCCTTGATGGTTTTATAGAGCGACTGATCTTCAGCTTGCTTATTAACCCATTCTCGGAACAACTGCACAGACAGCAGCTTAGTTGCACCTTCTCGGCTATACTCCCCAAGCTTCTCTCCTTTAAACGTAATATTACCTTTCCACCCTAGCAAGATAGTTTCAGCCATGACTTGCGCCATGATCTCGTTGGATTTAGCTTCAGCAGCTTCACCCTTAGCGTCAAGAATACGTCGATTCTTCTCGTAGAAGTAAGCGATGCGGCGGCGGAACTTAGGGTTTCCAGAACGTGCGATAAGGAATTCGACATCGCCTCGGTATGGAACCCATACTGCGTTGTCATCGACTGCGAAATCCGCAAAAATATCTACTGCTGCTTCATCTACAGCACTATTAGCTTCAGCCATTTTAGCTCCTGTGTTCAACCCACGGCGGGCAAGTAATTTTAACGTAAAAAGCCACGGTAACACAAGCTACCGTGGCAAAAGTCGATGCCGCACCACCGACCACAGGAGTACCCATTACAACATTGCTGCACCAACCCGATCAACAAACATCACCTGACGTAGAGCAGCATTAGCGTTAGCAGCATCGCGCAAAGCTGTCAATTTAATAGTAGCCATAACATCACTATCAGAACCGCCAGAAGCGTTGACGCTGTAATCGCTAACATTCGCAGCCGGTATGGTAAAAATATATCCATTACCGTTGCTATCGAAGGATGTAAACGCAATTTCAATATTAGAGTTATTCAAAAACTCGTTATAGAAAGTTGCCCCACTTGCGAAATATACTTCCAAATCAGCAGTAGCTTTAATAGCTCCAGCTCCGATACCAACAGCATACGGAGAGCAAATAGCCCTCTGTTGACGCAGAGTGTTATCGTAAGATAGAGATACAGAATTAACATAAGTGCCAGTCAACGGTGCACCGTTAGACCACAAACTGCAAGCTGTACCAGCTACACCGGACATTACAGGATACGTCTGCGACTCAGAAAGAGTACCAGGAAGATCAGTAGTATTGTCTCGTACAGCATCTTTACCCATGAAACCAAATTCAAGGGTAGAAATAGCCCCAGACGAAATCTTAAGATTCATGGTGCTAACAGTCATACCGCGATAGGTGAAAAATTCACCAGCGTCAGTAAGCTGACGCTCTAGCGTGAAACTCGGTTGCAAAACGCCGTTAGTAAGACGAGAAGCAGTAAGAACCGTATTGGCGTATGGCCCACCTGCAACACCGGGAGTACCTGGATCAAGAGTAATCACAGTAGAGGTAGGGGCTGTTACTTTACTAACACGGAACAACTTATTATCGTTGGCCGAATTGGTACCTTGAAGCGTAAACCACTGACCAGGCTGAAGCAGAGTGAAAGCGCTGCTTCCAGTAGGTGCCGTTCCTGCAGTAATAGTTGTAGCAGCGATAGTAGCAGAAAATACAGCACCTACCCCTTTTGTACCGTATTGTGTAAACGTACTCTGAAGAGCAGCTTCAATAAAAGGATCATACTCAGTAAACTGCATCTCTGCTTGAATATTTCCGGATGTCTCACCGGAAGTGATAATCATGTTGGATATGCTGCGAGTACTATTAATCTCTTTACTAGATTCTTTAGTAAGAGAGTAACTCAAAGACTCACCAGTCATCCGCAACTTGCGTGAAGTACCGGTAGCAGGAGTAACACCAAAAGTAGCTTCCTTAATATAGGCAAGCTGAATACGGCTGTTAGATGAGATAGGCATAAAATTCTCCGGGCAGGTTTGGAATAATCACAGAATACTTGCTGAAAGATTGGATAGCAAGATTGGAAGTTACATGGTTGCTTATTTGAAGTTACAGATTAGAATCCGATGGCATCTATCCAGAACGGGATCAATGCCGCTTCCGCAGCCCAGCCATCTTTTGCAGCTTTCGATGAGAATCTCGCTGCAAGTGTGCGCACTGGAAACATAGTATCCGTAAGGTGTAGCTCAGGGTAGAAGTATGAAAGCAGATCGTTCGCTTGTTTTGTTCCTGTCCCCTCTTTAACACACGCTTCCAATACGATAGTACCTAACATTCGATATGTTGGTACAGTACCCAAGCTAGTCTGAAGTCCATCCTGGTACACTATATGAGCCTTCAAGTATGGGTTCTGCTGTGTCGATGTGTTAACTACAACACTATTAGCGTACTCCACAACAAGTGGGTAGTCAGTAAAGTTAACCTTTAGGCTCTCAATTTTAGATACGACAGCCTTCCTGCCTAATTCTCGTACATTTATCATATATACTTGACCTTATTGGCAGTTATTTTATATTTAGCTACAGCAAAACCTACCATAGCTACCTGACCATACAAAAGGTTTTCTGATCTAATAGGTTTTCCGCTGCTAGATACACCTTCCTCTACAGATGTTGCGTATGGAGCATAGTTAGCAAGAGAAATTGAGCTAGTAAACTTAACGTTAGTCAGTTTAGGAAGTTCCCTAGCAAGTGTGTTAGACACTGCTGGATCGTCTCCCATTACATAAGGCGTCTGCTTATGCCAGTTATCGGGGCTATACGTAGGTATAGGGCGATAGCTGGCTGCATTGCCGTCTATCTCTATGTACCAATTGGATGCAAGGTTTCCTGACCATTGTGGAGAACCTTTAACTAGATCAGTGAATACTGTCTTAGCTATGCCTGATAACTCATCAGCAATAGCTTTCTTAACCCGTACCTGATGCTGCTTTAACTTGCTCTTTAGGCCAGCTACCCCCTTAGCTTTTACGGTTAACATCAGGCTCTCCTGACTTGTATATTCCAAGCGTCAAGAAATTCTGTATATCTTATGCTCTTCCAGCTTACACCACCAATAACTATCACTTGACCTACTACTGGTGTCATTGAAGTCTTAGCGACAATTAGACTCCTATCACCAGCCAGGTCTCGTGCATCAGCAGCAGTGGTAAACTCATTCAAATACTGCATAGGTAGCAATAGTCCAGTAGTAGATATACCTGCAGAGTACGTTTCAGTAACAGGATCAAATGTCCCAGAAGCTGCTATATCTACTTCAACACTGTCAGCAAACTTTGAAATCTCATCGGATAACGCTACTAAGTAACCTTCAGTTGCAAAATATACAGACCTAATGCTAAATAGCGCACCTATCCCCCGCAAGAAATAACCGGTTTCTAGGGATTCAGATGTGGAAAAATAAACCTCATACTGCGGCAGTTGCACACTCGTGTCCAGCGTGTTAACCGTTCCCTTTAGGTAATCCGCATGGCCGTAGCAAGTGGATAAGCCATTAGTGTCCCGCAGCGCAGCCTGCCCAGGCGTGAGAACGGTATAGAGCCCTGTTGCTACCTTTGCAGCAGCGCTGAGGCGTATAGGGGAGTCCTTGAAGGTATCAATGGCGAAGTCTCCAAGCACCCACTGGACTCCCTGCACCTCCACAACCCGCCTGGGAAGGATATGAGTGCCGGGGGCTACTGAGACCACCCTGCGGCGAGAAAATGAACCATCAGGCGCTGCAGCTTCAAAGCTGCTAAACTGAGCCTTGAATAAGAACGCCTTGGAATAAGCGTCATAGACGCTATCCCAGTCGAATGCTTTGGCAGCGTTCTTTAGCTTCACGATTAAATACCAGTTACTGGATTAACATACAACCCGGCTGAAGAGGAATAAACTCGCGCTGCTGGTTGAGACGAAACACCCTCAATCGCAAGCAGGAGGGTCTGAATTCTGCCCTTTAGAGTGCCGTAGGTAAAGTTCACCCCGTCTCTTACAGTAGAAAATGGGTCAGTCACTCGATCAGTCTGAGCACGCCCATCCGTTATCGTCTTCGGAGCGAATAGCGGTATAGATGTGAGGAGGTATTTGCTGATTGCGTAAGCTGAGAAAACCGAGACTACATCTAATAACTTCGACTCAGTAGCCGTTGGAGATGAGGATGCTGAGATTGAAGCATACAGAGACTCCAAGTTAGGCGATATATCGCCTAACTCAAAACTCAGTATTTTTTCGTAGATCGGAAGACCAAGAGTTAAATCCTCAAGTTCTTCATCTGACACACCAAGAACAGCGCGTATCTCATCATAAGTAACGTAATCTGTTATTGGCATTTTCGATCCATAAGAGAGAGGTGAACTTGGATTTTACGGTGTCCTGCCCGCAAGGCCCGCAGGAATGGGTTACATCTTGGCGTTGTTGGCCTGGGTGCTGGCCTCAACTTGCGCAAGTTTTCCTTCCTGAAGCTGAAATTTTGCCCAGTCCGATAAGGCGTCAAGCTCTTTCGGCATCGTGTCAAATTCTTCGCCGGTATGCGGGTCAATCATTCGGCCATAGACAGCCCGCACAACTATACGGACGGGCTTAGTGGGTTGCTTAGTTGTTGGTGTTGCTGCCATGCTGATTCCTATTATTGTGCCTGCCATACCCACTTAGTGAGACCGCAATCGTAAACCTGATAATACGCATTAGCCTCGCAGTTGGCTCTTTCAGATAGTTTAGGATTGTACGCATCTCCAAGGATTTTTGGTAGATTGGCATGTCTGAATTGGGATTTATGTAACCTTTTTTGGTTATTTGGAGCGCAGTATGTATAGCTAGGTGCGGTTACGTGTGACTTAACAAATCCTAATTTTGGATATACGTCCCCAGTAAAAAGCCTATTATCAGAGTAGCTTATCACATTCGTAGCCTTAAGTTCTTTAACGATAAACTTGAATAATTTAGACGCACCACCTATTACCCTCTTAGATGTTGAAAATCTAGCAAGTTCGTAATGTCCTTCTTTAGCTTCTATGCCTCTTACACTTCTAACAGATGAAAATGTCATTAACGCTACTAGCTCCCCCATATAAATAAGACCAAAACTACAGCCGCCAAGTTTATACCCCTGTATGTGGTTCTGCTCATGAAACTCTTTAGCTGTACTCGAATCAATCTCTGAAATACTGCACAGCCTAGCATAGATACCCTCTGATGGTAATAATTTTCTAGCTATAAACTTCTTGGCTGCTGGAGATTCCCACTCGTCTGCAAATATCTGGTATAACTCAATACCAGCTTCTTTAGCCATAGTCTGCTTTTCTAGATGGTAATTATCAGGTTTATTAGCCGAACTGTGCCAATAAAGTCCATGATATTCGAACCCCATCTTCAGCGAAGGCACATATACATCAATTTGCTGTCTACTATTACTTGAGAATCTATAATTCATAATTGCATCAGGGCAAAAACTTTTAACAAACTCAAACATCTGCGTTTGCCCCATACTTCCAATACCAGCACAAGTAGGGCACTGCGCTCCTCTAAGGTGGACGTACCCAAGTTGCTCAAAATTTCCATGTTTTTTACATGTAATAGTCCATAACTTAGCAACTCCTGTTAATTCTTCTTGATAGTCATACCTACCACCATGTATGTCTCTGCATCTCTGTAATAATTCACCAGAAGATACTTTAGCTTTCTGGCTATTAGCGTAAGAAGAGCACTTCTTACACCCTTTCCCCTGCACGTGATTTGTAACAGTTTGCCAAAAATCTCCATGCACAGGACAGGTTATTTTCATTTTCTCGGAGTACCCTGTAAAAGTTTCTACATGGTAAGTGTAAATGCTGTTAGGTATATGAGCCTTTAGCTTATCTAATAAATTCTCCTTAGTCCACCTACGGGCACTAGCTACCCTCTCAATACCACATTTCCTACATCCTTTTCCTTTTTTTAGGTGGTGGGTAGACGCAAAAAATGTTCCGTGATTAGGACATATAACTTCACACTTATCTATAACTGACTTAAAGTTAGCTTCGTAATTCGGAAACTCATAATTAGGGTGTATCTCTTTAAGCTTTGCTAAATGTTCACTTGCCCTACTATGCTTAGCTTCAAGTGCTTTAACTTTACCGCACTCTATACAGCCATGTCTATTAAGCATATCATTTACACGAGACCTTTTTAATCCGTGCTCTTTACAAATATACTTAATCCAACCCGTAGTATCAGCATACCCATCAGGTAAGAATTTATACTTATCTCCATGTATCGCGTACAAGCGAGACTCTACTTCTGCAAAGCTAAATCGAATTGCCATCTAAACTCCTGCCGTTGTAAGTGACAGATGTATTTTACTCTGGTAATTTAGGTTCCTGAACTCAGGCAGAAAAAAAGCCTGGAATCCCAGGCTTTTTGATACCCAAGCGACTATCAAGTCAGAGTCAGGACAGACCAAGCCGAATCGTACAAGCGGTATGCCACGCTGCCGCTATCGAATCGCATCTGAGTAGAGCGGCGGATAGCGAACGATTCCATACCTTCATACGATAAGGTCGTGCTGTTCACTACGTGATAACCGTAACGGGAATCGAAGCCAACAATGGTCGAAGCAGGCCAAGCTGGGTCATTGCTGATAATAACATTGACTTGATCCGGCCACGTAGGATTCAAAACCTGCATGCCAACGTCAATACGTCTAGACGTAGGATTATCACTCATCACCGTAGGACGGCCAGAGCGATTTTCGATAGCAAGTGCGGTATTGAAATCGGTGATGATAGTATCAATACGGCGAGTATTGCTGCCATTGAACAGCCAGCCAGCCCAAGCCTTCTGCGACAGGTTGCCAGCAGTCAAGCTGCTATCGTAATCCGTCTTGGCATTTTTAACAGCCCCAGGGACAGTAGCCAAGGCAGCCATGCCAAAATCGGTATCACCGTTGAGGAAACTGAGCAGGTAGCGGTTAACACGCTCAATCGCTTCGACTTCTGCTTGGCGCGTGATCGAAAGAGTGACGATAGGCAAGCTCACAGAAGCAGCCGCCTGATCGCTATACTCAATACCAATCGAAGTAGCAGGAATCTTGTAGCTGTTGTCAGAGACCGTCAGCGTCATCATCATTGTAGGCTCGGCAAGCTGTGCAATCGGGCGGCTACGGGCAGCTTCCGGGCGGCTCATGTTGATGATCGGGCGGTCGAACTTCGTGCCACTGATCGAATCAACGGCGGCAGCCTTGCTGTTAAACAGCATCAGGATGCCTGCGTCACCAGTACGCAACTTCGATTCGATCGCATCGAACAGGTAAGCCATCGTGACCATACGCCCCGTAATGCTGCCGTCTTGCGTCGTAGGGCCAGCTTGGATAGCTGCACGCGCATCAAAAGCATCTTTCAGCGTAATATCGTTACGGTTTAGCCCCATTTGCATGTAGACCTGCTGGCGCGCAGAGGGCATACCAGGGGCAACAGCAACCTTCGAGTCAAGGTATGCAAGTGGGTGCTTGGCCCCATGTGCAAGTGCCTCGCCTGCGAGGTGCATATCGACTTCGACTTGATCCACTGCACCGGCAGCGTTCGTTTGAATACCAAATTTCATTTTATCGCTCCCGATTACAGAATTTCGATAGTACCAACAGTACCGACAGCGCCAGTACCTGCGACACCCAGAGACACCACACGAGCTTTGAAGGGTGCAGCCTTGGCAGCATCCTGATCCGTCGCCTTGACAACCTTCAGGGGGCCAGGCAGCGCCGTACCCTTAGCCGAGACGCTGCCAGTAACCACATAATCACCAGCAGCAATCGTGCCAGTGCCAGGAGTCGCTTGCAGGCCGTCGAACGTTACGCTCTTGTACCCCTTAGTAACAATGCCGCCGATGGAGTAGCCATCGACCGTGCCTTGCTCTGGGTAGTTCGAGGAAATAACGATTCCCTCAATCGCGTTACCAGTAGCACACAGCGTATATGTATCAGAAGCAGACAGTTTTACAGCCTTACCAATCTCAGCATAATCATACTGATTACCGGCACCAGTGGCGCCAAGTCGAACAGTATAAACATTATGTTTATGGGTAGTCTCTACGATATGGAATTTTGCCATTTCAGCGCTCCTAAATTACAGAACAGGGATCAATTTAGCAGAAGCGAGTTGTGCTTCCGTAAATAGAGGTTTGGGGACTTCAGCCGTCTTTTTGGTAGGAGCACCTACTTTAAAAGCCGTCTTAAACTTTTCTTCCAGATCAGTATGTTGAGCAACCAATTGCTCAACGCTGGTATGCTTTTCGGGAGCCGGAGTACCAAGAGCAATCGACATATTCTTGATACGCGCCTCAATCGTAGCAGACATGGTATTAGCCGCTGCTTCTACAACTTGCAACTTAGCTTGCGTCTCAGCCAATTCAGCTTTAGCAGCATCAGCCGCAGCTACCGCTTCAGCCATCTCGACCTTAGCAGCCTCAGCCGCAGCCTTCGCTTCGGCCAATTCAGCAGCCAAAGCAGCAAGCTGATTGTCGTCGTTGCTGGGTTCAGGAGCCGCGTTTGTAGGAGCTGCACTTGCAAGTACCTCTTCCAAAGAGGCACCTGCAGCCAGCGCTGCAAGTTGCTCAGGGGTAAGTTTCTTCTTCATGAGTGCCTCTTAAAAGTTACATAGCGAGATTTTCAGGCTTAGGCAAATGGTAAGCAAGTGAAGCTATTACAGCTCACACAACTTTGACAGTTTTTACCGGTACAAACGTCTTAGCAAGCTCTGCGGAATAAGCCAATGCGTCCTGGAATGTGCCAATTCGATCCACCAAACCAACTCCAAGTGCACGCATACCCATAAACACCCGGCCTTGCCCCATCGAGCTTTCTACCTTACTTGGTGTCGTGCCTCGATAATTAGCAACAGCATTCACAAACAAGTCACGAGCGTCATCCGCCTTCTGCTGCAAATCCGCTTTCGCCTCTTCACTCAATGGCTCAATAGGGTTAGCAAGTGCCTTATACTTCCCTGCTCTGATAATCGTCTTTGTAACACCCTCTTGTGCCAACTCTTTACTGTATTCCGTATGCACAATCAAGGTACCAATCGACCCAGCTTCACCAACTTCGTCAAGTGTAATGTTTCCACCAGCGCAAGCAAGCCAGTAAGCGGCGCTGTTAGCTGTTTCGGCATAAACATTCAACGGCTTAACCTTCCCCACATTGTTAATCAACTCAGCGGTGCTACTCACACCTTTGACAGCTCCGCCTGGGGAATCAATACACAATACGATCCGCTTCGCCTTCTTATCCTTTACCGCTTCAATTAGCGCACCAGATATATCCTCATACCCGGTAACGCCAAACAACTGCATCCATCCGGCGTAACCAGGTACAAGCGAACCGCTGATGTCAATCACGGCTGCATCACCTACCAACTCGTAGATACTAGGCGGCTGCACATCGACAATACCTGGGTTGTCAGCAAGCAGTTTTTGCACGCTTTCTTTTGCATGTAAAACTACATCATAACTCGATTCATTACCATACCACAACATTTTTAAGCTCCTCAATTTTTAGGTGCTGCGGGCGTTGACGGCTTCAACTTATCAGGCGCCCCACCTCGATTCATTACTGAAGTCTGACTATTCGGATTGGAGATAACCGTATTCCCACTCTTAAACATCGTCCCAGACTTAGGCGAATAGCCATCCGGAGGCAAGTTTCCAGTCAACTGCACACAAGCCTCTTCATCAGAAATCAAGCCTAAAGATAGCAGCTCAAGCACCCGACTCTGCTCCATTGCCTTATACGCCTCAAGCTCTCCCTGCGGACGCAAATCCAAATCCGCATACTTGAACTCCACGTACACGTCATTCCCTTGCAAGCGTACCGCTTGAGTCAGGGCGCGGCTATACAACACATTCAACTTCGTGCGAATAATATTCGCATTCTTCATGAACAGCATCGTACTGGTAGTGGCAGCCGTACCAGTGGAATCACGACCCAAAACAGCAGGCAAGGTCTTCGCCCCAGCTGCAAGTTTTGACTCAATCAACTTCTGCACCGTCTCCATCGTTTTAGCTACGTTACCGCCATTAGAATCAGCATTCATGCTGCTGTATTCGACGTTATCGAAACTAACAAGAGCGTCTTCCGGTTGCAAGTTGCCCAACACTTGCGTAATCTGGTCTATCAGATTATTGAACAACTCGCCCATCTTTTCAGGATCGGAGGCTATCTCAGGCGGTGCTGTATTACGCACCTTGTCTTCCACAATCTTCGCCACAAACCTAGGCTGCAAAGCTCTTGCCATCGCCTTACGCAAATCATTCATGAACTGGCTATCAGCAATACACGCCTGAATAGCTGGCTCAATATACGAACTGCTATACGGTGTCAGCAAATCTTGGTCAATGCTGAGATAGAAAAACGTAGGTATATCTAAACGCTTTTCTTCACCGCCCAAAACTTGCACTGGATAGACGCCCCCATCTTCTTCTTTGAACTGCAGCTTAGTCACCGATACCGCATTAAGGTACAGTGGCAGCCGCTGCGTATCCAGAGCAAGCTCCACGGCCATAGACCCATACAGCAACAACTCCCTCCCGAGGGCTTCAGATAAGCTTTGCAAGTCGCTATTCGGGTTGTAACCCAAGCTCGGATCACCCAGGAAAGTTAATCTGCGCAGAATTTCCTGAGCAAGTTTTGTTGCATCAACGTTTACCGTACCGTCGAAGTCTCTGGCGATTACGCTGTACTTCTCTGGTATACCCACTCGCAAGTAGCTATTTATCGTAGCCGACAAGTCGGGGTTGCTGGCGGCGAAATCTCTTACGACTACACGAGTATCGGCGTTGCCGCGGTAAGTCGTAATATCGGTGTTTGCTAAGCGCCTATCCAGTCGCGGAATAGCAGAAGTTGCTTTAGCAATCTGCGTCTTGAAACTAGGTATCGCCTGGGGACGAGTAGGCGGCTTTGGCAGGGGTGCTGAAGGCAGCTGCCCCGGCCCAGCCTGAATAGATGCCTGCTGGCCCGCCTCAGTTGATGCGGGGCGCAGCAGGGCTTTGAGGTTGGCTAGTATGCTCATAGGCATGGAATGTAGCACAAACCGTTTTAGGTATCTGTGCCATTCTTGCCTAATATTGTGGCGCCTTCGTCTTCATAACAAGCGGAATACCTGCGGATACAGCACCTCTGCCTCCGACTGTACCTCTCATTTGTGTGGCAATGTAGAGGTAAAGGGTAGCCATAAAGTAGTGGTCTTCACCATCCGTCTTAGCCCAAACGTAAGTAAGCTCCCCATCAGCCGTAAATTTCTGAACCCGCTTCATAGACAACATATGCTGCCTATAAATTTGGTTTTCATCGGATGAGTTGATTGCCCACTTACCCTCTTTAATTATGGCAAGCAAGCTGTCGAGCGCAGCCGTCCGGTTAATTTTTACGAGCTTCAAGTCCATCTTCCCTTCGTGGGGATTTTCTTGCTCTTTCTGTAGGGTGAAAGGAGTCGGGGACTTAGTAGTTACGAAGATTGCACCCCACGTATGCGGCCTAGACTTTGATAACCTTGTAATAAGGTCGGTGTATGGTTGTGAGTCGCATACGGTTAGTACAACCCTATATTCAGCCATGAGTTTAGCAGTCCTAACCTCAAACTGAGTATAGTGAATTTTCTCTCTGTGGACTACAAGCAGTGTCCCGTCGCTAGAGATTCTTCCTATACATACGTGGCAGATAAGGCCCATATCTGCACCAAGTACATGCAACTCACTTGAATTTAGATTTGGCAATTCTACAGATGTAATATCGGACTCTTGAATCTGTTCGTTCTTTTCCTCGGCGGTTTTACCTAAAGACTGATTTTTATACTCGCTAATTTTAGCGAATTTAGTGCTAGTATTTACCAGGTATGCTGGTGTAATTATCTTGTGCGCACTGAACGGCGACACATAATAAGCATGTGCCTCATGGTTCTCGCTTGGGTTTTCACACACATACTCCATACGTGTATGGTGCAGATTCGGGTCTTTTCCGCACTTCGGGCAAGCAAGGTAGGCATCCCGCCAATTTGTGTCGTGTATATTAGTCTTGGTGATCTCTTCAAGCGACTTATCCCACCCTGGCACTACTACATGGTCGTAGTAATCGGGCAAGAATACGTGGTTGCAGTGTTCGCACCTAGCAAGGTGTTTAAACCTTTTGGCGGTTTCTGCTTCTTTGCTTACGCCGTACTTTTCAATGGTTGGAGTAGAGAAAATCTTGCGAAGCTTGTGGGGTCTGTGCTGCAAGCGGGATATGTAGATAGATGCCTTGGTTGTATCACTAGCATCGAATTCGTCATGAACTATTAAGTCAGCCGGGATACTCAAACCAGCAGTCTCTGAGAATGTACCCTTAAAGAATAGAAAGCTATTTTGGCCTAGTCTTTTGACCTCACTATTGCTGAGATTAGAGTCAACAAGCCGTTTCAGCTCCGGCGATCCCTGAATCATAGGATCGATACGGGTGACAGCCATCTTAGAGCTTTCACCGGATGTTGGGTAGGTGATAATAGCGTTGAAGTTGTCTTGTGTAGCGCAAGCTGCTACCGCGTAACGAAACAAGATTTCAGAGAGTCCGACTTGGGCGCACTTGACTACGATAGTCGTGCGCGCCCTGTCTTCGAGAATGGGCCGCTGATATTCGTGATCTTTGAAAGAGAAGCGCTTGCCGTCGAGGTAGGTGTATTTCTCGATCCAGTCGGCAAGGTTGTAGATGCCGTAGACGTTGTTTACGGCTGATTTAATGCGTTCTAGAGACTTGAGGGCTAAGTTATTCATAGTGTTCTAGACAGAAGCACTCAGCCTCTCAAATTCCTCGAAAAATAGCTCTTGCGTCTCCTTTGGAGTTACCTTAAGAGCAGTAATCATCGCTTGCTCAAGTTTTTTCACTCGTTCTGCGTTGTGCAAGTCTGTCTGTAGTCGTACTATTTCTTTCAAAATCGCAGTTATAGTGTTAATGACTTGACTTACCTGGTTGGGAGGTATTTCTTCGTTGTATTCTACAATAGATAGAAAATTCTTAGCTTTCGCGTAGGTCTGATACAACTCGGCATCCAAGTCCAAATCGTCTAAGCTGCCTACTACGCTCATAGGCATGTTTGCTTGAAACGCGCTTGGCTTGCTGTGCAAGTCGTCGAAGTCCTCTAGGGATTCAAACATTTTTCTGCTTCTCCAAGTAGATTTTTCTGATTCTATTGGCTGTGGACAAGCTCACGTTAGCAAGTTCTTTGATCTGCTTCGGTGGAAGATGTGCAAGCGTTTCTCTGAAAGCTTTTCGGGCCTGTATCAGAGCTGTTTTGTTCTTGGGCAGCTTTGGCCGGGGCGGTCGTTTGATCGCCCTGCGTATGGCAGCCGGATGGAAGCCGGTTAATCGTCCGAGCGTGTTGCTGCTTATCTTGTACTGGTTGTATTCAGCAAGCAAGTCGGGAGGGATGGTGGAGAGGATTTTGCTCATAGTGCGCATTGTAGCTTGTGATTACTCCCCGCCCTGAAGGACTGAGACTCTATCTCGCGTCACATCAGGTGGGGTTTCTTCTGCAAGACGCGCTAATCCGCGCGCGAGAATGTTCTTAGCAGCATTTACGTCGCGGTCGTGTATTGA